CTGAAAACGCATACGTGTGCGCACTGTTGATAATTTGCGTCGACACAGTAGTTCCCACTGTGGCCGAGTGGTTGCCCGCAGCGGTTCCGCTGGGCAATGCATCGCCGGATTCCGAGCGAACATAGAGCGATGCGTTGGTTGGGGAAGTATTCTCGAAAATTTGACTCACGCCGTTATTGGCGCGGCCAAAGCGTTCACGGAAGTACACGAAGCCTTTAGCGCCTGCCGGGTTGGCGATGGTCAAAGGCTGCAGATTGCCACCAGGCCCCGCTGTGAAAACCAGTTGGTTCGGTGTCGGAACTTGTGCCACCACAAGTGAGGGGTAGTTCGCGCGCGAGTCGGAACAGTCACGCACGCCGATTGATTTACCAATGGACAGCTTGTGCGGCAAAACGGTGTCGATGGTCAGCGTGCTCGCCGTCTGCGAGATAGCCGCGATCTCAAGGTCTGGTACGTCGGCCAACTGCGGCTCTGTATCCACCACCTCGACGGCAAACTCCTGGCCGAGGGTGCGCTGCGACATGTGAGCGCCAAACGCAATCTCGACCGGCATCGCAAAGTGATACTTCGACTGCAGCTCGACAATGGTCTCGGTGCCAGCAGCCAAGGGGTCTTTGCTGACCACCAAGTAAGACGCGCTGGCGGCATTGCCATCGGCAAACACAAGGTCGCCCGACGCCTTGGACTCAGCCCAGCGCTCACCATTGGGCGTGTAGCTTTCAAACGCCTCGCGGAAGACCCCGTTGATGTTTGCAGAGGACCCCTTCAAGTAGCCTTTTCGGGTCGCCTGAAGGTAGATCAGCTCTTCGTTGTTTGTTCCCTCTACAGAGGCCAACATACGTTCCATTTTTTGCTCCTTGAATTGAGGGGGTAAAACTACTCAGCGATCTTGAGAAGATCGGCGCCGGCCAAACCCAGCTCACTGGTTGCGGCATCGGTATCAAGCACAAGGTTGGCTTCTCGCAGCTTGGCCAGCTCCGCCTGGCGCTCTGCGATGTAGGCATCCAACGTGGTGCCCTTCTCACGAAGCCATTCGCTGAGCGTCATGCCACCACCGCGAATTGCTTCCTTGGCGGTCAACGCGTCTTTGAGAGGATCGACTTGCGGCTTTGCAGGCATGGTGTAGGCATCGGCCAATTGCTCACCCAACGTCACACCAGCCAATGCAGCGGCTTCTCGCCACCAGGTGCGTACTCGCTGCAAAACTTGCGGCACCAGGCTGAGCCACTGCTCCTGCTCAATGAGCGAACGGAACTCGATCAGGCCCATGCGGTTGCTTGCAAAGTTGGCTTGGCTCATGTCTCCGGTGAGCTGCGCGTAGGTGATGCCACTGCCCACAGCAAGAGCGTGCAACTCAAAGCGGGAGAACTCTCCGCCAGCTCCACTCGCTTGCGGGTTGTTGAAGACCACTTGCTCACTTGCGCCAATGCGAGCGATCAAGCCGGGGCGCATTTTTTCCACACCGGCGCTGCTGCTCAAGCCAAGACCTTTGTCCGGCTTGTCACTGCTGATGATGGCCATGACGCAGGCCTCCATCTTCTTGCGCACCAGCTCAGCGTCATGCCAATCCGCCAGGTCGCGATAGCGCATCAGGCTCACAGCCAGCTCGCTGACACCCCGCACCGCGCTTGGGCGGTCGCGTCGGTAGTAGTGGATGATTTCGCTGGCAGGCACACGCCGACTTACCAGGCTGCGCGCATCCCAACTTGCAAGCTCACCTGGATGCTGCGGGAATAGCCAGTACGCCACGCACGTACCGATCAGGTCAAACTCTTTGCCAAGAATGCAGTAGTTGCCATTCGACAAAGGGCCAGTCTTGTTTTCGTCCAGATGGTCCGCTTCAAGGACCTGCAGCTGCAGCGGTATGGCGTAGCCGTCGCTGGCCTTGCGCCACCGCCGCCGGATCAGCACCTCGCCCGCACCAAATCGCTCGGTGACTGCAAGCTTGATCAGCCCAGCAAGGTTGCCGGTGTTGTCAGCATCACAGTCGAGGCTGTTACTCCAGGCAGACCAAGCCGCGTTTTCGCGGGGGTTTGCTGGAACGATGCTGATGCCATAGCCCACCACGTTGCTGGCATACACGCCGACAGCACGCTTTGCGTACTCGTTGTTGCGGATGGTGTCACGCGCACGGTTTCGAATGCGCGACAGGCCCTCGCCAATCTCTGCGTTGGCGCTTCCACCGGTAGCCGTCCAGCCGCTGGTGCGGCGACCCACCTTGGCCGCGTCGTAGCTGCGAGCGTGCTCCAGGCCCATGCGGCTGATGGATCGCCTGAGCGCCCAACCAGGAAAGGCGGCAGCAATGGCGCGCTCAACGGCAGTCGTTGGCGCAATGCGTTGGTCTTGCATGGTGGTCAGTCCCGGCAAAATTCAGTGACAGTGGACAGGCCGCGAGCTGGTGCCGCAACAAGCTGGCCAGCGGCGATCAGCTCGTCGCGGATCAGGTTGCGGGCGTTCATGAGTTCGCCCATGGTCTGGTACTGGATCTCCTTGCCGTCGTAGCGCACCTTGAGGGTGCCGCTGGCGATCGCCTTCTCAATAGCCTCAAGTTGCGTGATGGTGAATCCGGCCATGTGTTTCCTTGCTGTACTTACCAGTTGTCCCGCATGTCGGGCACCCAATCGTTTTCACTGTCGCTGACCGTCGCCCTTGGCTCGCCGTCCGGTGCATGGATAACCTGCGGTGCCACATCAGCGGTGGCAACTTCGTCGACTTGTGCAGACGTGTGCACATCGCTTGTTGCCCTTGCAAACATGTCATTTACCCGCGGCTCCAACAGGCGTTCGAGCTCCTCCCAATCTGCAGACCGTGCTGTGTGGATTGCGATGCGCGGGTGGTGCGCAGCTGCGTACGCGTAGTTCCAGGTGTCCAGTGGCTCGTTGCGTTTGCCCGGCCGCTTTTCCCATTTGCCGGTGTCAGCGTCAAAGAACTCGCTGGCAATGCCTTCGAAGAACGTGGCTGGCAGCTCGGCGCTGTATCGGACCATGCGGTCTTCATATCGCTCATGCAGCAAGTCGCCATCGAGGCGCGCAAACAGCGCGCTCTTGGCGGTGTCAGTTCCGGTCATCCAGAGGTCTACGCCGTTCTTCTCCATCACGCCGCTTTCGTTGCGCACGTCTTGCTTGCTGGGTCGCCCCAGGATGGGTTTGTTTGGCTGGCTGTAACCCTTGAGGACGATCACATCGTCGTGCCGATACTTGCGCGCGTACTTGTAAGCCTCATGCACCGTGACACCGTCGCCCGAGTCGATGCCGGTCATGCTGATCTTCAGATCCACGCCAAACGCGTTGCGCACCGGTCGACGCCGATACGTGGTGATGATCCGCTCCCAGTCTTCTTGTCGGCTCGGGTCTCCAGGTATCTCGGTGTAGTCCACCGTGTGGCAGCGCTCACCACGCCCCCAAGCCACCAAATGGAACGCAAAGTAGCCAGCCCGCTGGACGTCAACACCGAGCGTCAGAATCAAATAGCCGGGCAGCACCGTGCGCAGCGGGTAGGCTTCGCCACGCGCTTGCAGCGCCGCGCTTTGCATTTGGTCGCTGTGGTCTTCATAGGGCAGGCCTTCGTGGAGGTTAACGAAGGTCTGCAGCTTGGCCGGATCGTCCTTGGCGTCGAGAAACTTTTGCGCACGTTCGGCCCATGACCAACCCAGGCCGATGGGGCTATACAAGCCGTTTATTTGGTAACCCAGTTTTTCGCGGTCCGGGTAGCGGTGCTTCCATTCGGCCAAGCCGCCCATGGGTTTGTCGGCCAGCATCCAAGGTTTGTTGCGCTCCTCGATCTCGCAGCCACAGTGCTCGCACACGTAAACGGCGGTGTGGGGCCAGTGGCGCCTCTTACCGTCTTCGTCGGTAGTCTTCTTCCAGCGCAAGTTTGCAAACACCAGCACCTGCAGCTGCTGGCAGTGCGGGCAAGGCACGTAATACTGGGCCTGGCTACTTGCATCGTATTCTTCGGCGATGACCGAGGCACCAAGAACCGTCGGGGTGCTGGTCTTGAGGATCTTGCGACGGGGAAAGTTGGCGGTGCGCTGCTCGGCCAGCTTCACCGGCGAGCCCTCGTCCTTCAGTCTTCCGGGGTAGCGGTCCACTTCGTCCAGTGCCAGCTTTTTGATGGGCTTGCCCGCCAGCTCGCTGGGGCTGTTAGACCATCCCATGTAGAGCACGCCGCCTGGGAAATTCTTCTCGGTGATCTTGTTGCCGCTGTCACGCTTGCGGTTGCTGGGTATCTTGGCCGAGAGGCGGTCCATCGCTGCGATGGCTGGATCCAAGCGCTGGCTGACAAAGTCCTCGACAGCCTTCTTGGTGGGCTGCACCACCATCATCGGGCCGGGGTCTTGGTCAATCGACTCAAAAACAAAATTCAGCAGCACCTCAGTCTTGAGCACCTGCGATGCGGCCATGATGACCACCTCTTGGGTGCGCGACCGTGAGGACAGCATGTCCATCGGCTCACGCGCGTACGGCGTGCGACTGGTGCGCCACTGGCCACCTTCTGGCGAAGACTTACTCGGAACCTGCCGGTACTTGTCTGCCCACTCCGATGTCCACAGTTTTTCTGGCAACGCCCAGGCCGCTGCCGCCGCCTCCATGATGGCGGCGTATCCATCTTTGAGGTTCATCACGCCACCTGCAATTCATGGGCTCTCGCCATCTGCGCCAATTTGTCTTGCAAGGTCTGGCACACGCGCTGCACCTCGGTCTCGATCAATCCATACACTTTCGCCGGGTCCTGCTCCGGCGTCACCAGCGGCGTCAGACGGTCAGGCAAGGACAGAAGCTCCGAACGGGCGGACACCATTGCGTCGCGTACAGCGCGCAACATGGGCTCGATCTCGGCCACGGTGCCCTTCAACTTTGCCAGTTCAATCTGCTCGCGCTCGGCGCGTGCTTGCTCCGTCAGCGTCCGGGCATCAAGCAGCGGCCGGTGGCCCCGACCAGACTCAGGCGCTGGGCCAGCTTGGCCCGCCGGTGGCGCGTCAGGCAAAAGCAGCGGCAGCTCACCAGGCAGCGACACAGCGCTGCCTGTCATGGCCTCGCCAAAGACCCCTGCTTCGCGCTGGCCACCACGCAATGGGTCAGCTGTCAGCGCCATACCCAAGCGCACTGCCTCAACGTCTACCGAGCCGTCTGGATGCTTCTGGCAACGGCCGGCCTTGATTGCCTTGTGAATCGCCGTGTCACTGATGCCAAGCAGACGCGCGCATTCCTTGACCGGCACACCGACCAAGTTGCGAGCGAGACGACCCATAAAAAAACCTATCGCAAACCAATTAAGCAAACCAAAACAAACCAATGTGAAAAATCTGCAACCAACCGAACATCGGGGCGCGAATTACCCTCACCCCCCGGGGGGTGTGGGAGGACCCGCAGACTTTTAGACTTGCAATGGCAATGAGTCTTAGGAGGCTCTGGCTTTGACTTCCGCCATGGTCCGATGCAGCTCGGACACAAACCGCTCGTTGATTGCTCGCTGTGCAATGCCCGGCACATCGAGCTGCTGACGATATGCAGGCGACTTGGTGAAGATGATGACCGGCTTGATCGCCGACCCCATCGCACCAAAGCTGGTCTTCTGCCACACACCCAAGGGCAGCTTCCCACCACCTGGTCGGCCAACAAAGTAGCTGATGCCACGGGCGCCAGTTCGCTTGCTGCCCTTTGCCATTGCAGCCTTGCGCTTGTCTGTGATGTTGGCGCTGTAGCCTTGCTCTCCAAAGGCTTGAAAGTAGGAAAGGATTTGAGTGATCTGGCCCGCTGACATATTGCCGTATGCGTCCATCCTTGCTGCCTCTCCAGGCATTGCAGCGAAGCCAGCAGGCAACAGTCCCTTGCGCTGGAGCGACTTCTCGAAGGCCTTCACCTTGCGCGAGCCTCCGTAAACGATTGGCGAGAGGTAGTCCCGCGCATCGACACCAGAAAAGCCCGGTCTGAAATCCACCCTCGCCACCAACTTGACCTTGG